TGAACGAGATGCTACGACAGTGCGAGTCCTTAAAAATCGCTATTCAGGCGAGCTGGGTGAAGCATGCCAACTGAAGTACGACTTAGAAACTTGTAAGTTTAATGAAACAGCATCAACAGCAGACTTTAACGCCGAAACAGATTTCTGATTACCAAGCGATGAATGAAGAATTTATTAATGAAGGTACAGCATTTCGTATACAACTACCTATTCAAAAACCTAACCCACCTACAGCTGAAGCAGTAAAAAAAGCACAGTTTGTTGACAAAACCTACCACTGGACTAATGCTCGTATTCGATCTGGAGAGTAACGGACTCTTAGATGATGTTACCAAGATCCACTGCCTTGTTATTTATGACAGCGAAACTGACCAAACACTTGCTTACAACGACGAAGGCAAAGAAGAACCAATTGTAAGAGGTATTCAAAGGTTAGAAGATGCAGAGGTAATTACAGGTCACAACGTAATCGGATATGACATTCCCTGTATCCAGAAACTCTTTCCTTGGTTTGAACCGAAAGCACTTGTAATAGACACATTACTTTTGTCTAGGTTGTACCACACTAATCTCCTTGAACGAGACCATCAAAGAAAGAAAGAAGGGAAACTACAAAACCTACCTTTACAAAATTATGGGAGACATTCACTTGAAGCTTGGGGTCACAGATTAAATGTGTACAAAGGAGCATTCGGTAAGGACAGTGATTGGAAAGAGTACTCAGAAGAAATGCAGGACTACTGCAAACAAGATGTAAACGTCACCAAAGAACTATGCGACCATTTCCACCCTTACCTGAGTGGGTTGCGTTAGAGCACCAAGTTGCTCAATTACTTACTAAACAACAACTACATGGATGGTATTTTGATGAACGCGCTGCATGGGAACTTGCATCGTCTCTCAGAAAAGAGCTTGAAGAAACTCGTAAATTACTACTTGAAAGGCACCCTTTCGTTGCCGGACCAATATTCACTCCTAAACGAGATAATCGGACCCAAGGCTATGTCGCTGGTACTGGCTATACCGAAAAACACAAACACTGCGGTGAGCTGATTGAAATACAACAATGTTCATTTACTCGACTACGAGACCTTAATACTTCATCACGAGATCATATTGCATGGATCCTGAAAACTTTTCACAACTGGAACCCGATCCAGATGACTGCTACTGGCAAGGCCATTATCGACGAGGTGATTCTGAACGACATAGGCACGCCGACTGCCCTTGCATTCCAGAAGATTTTGACGATAACGAAGATGCTTGGAATGATATCCGAAGGCGCGAACGCGTGGCTCAAGCTATGTACGAGTGCTAGTCGGGTACATCATTCTTGCTCTACAAATACTGCAACTTTTCGATGTAGTCACCGAAATCCAAATTTAGCTCAGACGCCAAGTGACATTAGATTCAGAGAATTGTTCAAAGCCACACCCGGAAAGGTGATGGTCGGAGCAGATTTAGCGGGCGTAGAATTAAGAATGCTTTCGCATTACTTAAGCCGTTACGATTCTGGCCGATATGCAGACATTCTTTTGAATGGAGATATACATCAAGTGAACGCTGACAAGATAGGCGTGTCAAGATCTCAGGTCAAAACTATTAGCTATGCCTTCCTATATGGGGCCGGAAATATAAAACTAGGACACAGTTATGACAAACAGCTTTCCGAGAACAAGGCAAAGGCAAAAGGTAAAGAGATTCGTGAAGCATATATCGCAGCTATTCCTGGCCTTGCGGAACTACTTAAAGCCGTAAAGGGAAGAGCTAACGACGGTTTCTTAAAAGCAATTGACGGAAGGAAAGTATATCTTACTTCACCTCATTGCGCCCTTAATTACTTACTTCAATCATCTTCCGCAATTTTAGCTAAGCGGTGGTTATTGATAAACCAACAAACTATTAACTCCACTGAGTTGTGTGCAACACAGCTCGCATTTATACATGACGAATTACAATTTGAGTGCAGCCCAGAGCACGCAAGAGACCTATCAACATCCTTGGTATACTCAGCAGCTGCAGCTGGAGAATACTACAAACTCAGATGCCCAATTGCAGCAGAAGCAAAACAAGGGGAAAACTGGGGACAAGTACATTAACAAATACTCACCCAACCGTTTAGGTGATATTTGTGAGCACTTTGTAGTCTACGAAGCTCTGAAGAGGGGGGCAGAAGTATACGCAAACACTTCTTGTAAAGGTAAAACAGATCTGATTATTGGATTCTCAGAAGGCGAGATTTATGAGTTTGACGTTAAAAGCGGGAATCTGAAACAAAATAAAAATGGTGATTGGACCTGGCGAGCTAATAATGCTGCGAGGGTTAGCGGTCCAAGGTGGCCAATCGTGGTAGAGCTTTGGGAAGAAGGGTGGAAAGTCCGCTGGGCTCTTAATACTAAAAGGATCCCGAAATGTCCAAACGGACTAGAGGGGTTCTGGGATTGAAACTACTAGTAGATGCAGACTACATTGTCTACAAGTGCTGTGCCAGCGCAGAAGATGAGATCAACTGGGGTGACGATGTAATTACCGTGATCAGTAAGTTCTCTGATGCGATGAGCAACGTTACAAGAGAATTAAACAAGATCAAAACCCACTTCATGTGGGACGTACCTGAGATGATCTTGTTTTTCAGTGATGCAAAGAACTTCAGGAAACAGATCTACAGCTCATACAAGGGGCATAGGAACCGTAAGAAGCCGTGCGGTTATCGAAGGGTGATCAACGAACTAGCAAATCATTATGAGGTCATCAGGCTTCCAGAACTAGAGGCTGACGATGGTATGGGAATCTATGCAACAAAACATCCAGGCAATATAGTTGTAAGTCCAGACAAAGATCTGAGACAGATCCCAGGAAGGTTGTACGACTTCAATGAAGTTGTAGAGATCACCAAAGAAGAAGGCGACAACTGGCATTTGATCCAAACACTGGCTGGGGATTCAACTGATGGATACTCAGGATGTCCTGGGATTGGAATCAAACGTGCTGTCACACTATTTGAAGAGCACGGATACACCTGGGAAACTGTAGTTGACACATTTAAAACCAAAGGTCTAACAGAAGAGGACGCTTTGATGAATGCACAACTAGCCAAAATTTTAACAACAGAAGAATATGACTGGGAATCAAGAAGCATCATTCCCTGGAATCCCACCAGGACCAGTAATGGAATTGACGATGGAGCAATCATTCAAACTTAGACGACTAGAAGATCTGCTTCCTGAGGCAGACAAGAAGGACATCGTCACTTTGTTCATGGCTTTACAACGTCAGAACTTCGCACTAGTCAATACCGTAACCAACCTAGTAAAACAATGGCCCAATCCAATACAATCGGACCTTCACATTACAGACGGGGAGAAATAGAAGTCTGGGATTTCATTAGAGACCAGGCACTTAGCTACCACTTAGGTAATGTAATTAAATATGTATGCCGAGCAGGCTACAAAGGCAATAAAAAAGACGATTTAAAAAAAGCAATCCACTACTTACAAAATGAGCTCGATAACCTTCCAGACTTTACTGGACCAAGCGGAGGAATTCCGTTCAGCTTACAATCTATCGACGATTGGGAATGGCGCGAAGAAGGTACAAAAGTCACTGATTGATGAGGAATGGAGTGAATTCCATGAAGCCTTTCATCGTGAAACAGAAGAATCACAGCTAAAAGAACTAGCTGATCTGGTATACGTTTGCTTTCAATTTGCAGCATCTCAAGAATGGGATCTAGACGAAGCGATGCGACGTGTACATAAATCTAATATGTCCAAGTTAGGTGAAGATGGAAAGCCTATCTATAGAGCAGACGGAAAGGTATTAAAGGGACCAAATTATAAACCACCAAAACTAGTTGACTTAGTAAATGTAAAACATGCCGGAGTACCATATGCCTAAAATTTATAAGGTAGGAATCAACGACAAACGAAGAGACGAAATGATCAAGTTCTTTGAGGAGAGCGGGAGATTTAGTCCAAATGCATACTTAGACACAGAAGGACTACCAACAATTGGCTGGGGAAATAGATTCCATGCTGATGGTAGGGAAGTAAGAATGGGTGACACAATCACCAGGGAAGATGCTGATAGGCTCTACAACCAAGAAGTCACTAAACATGTAGCAGCCTTACGAGGTACTAAGAACTACGGAATGTTTAACCCTAACCAGCAGGCAGCGTTGGAATCATTTGCTTACAATGCTGGCCCATACTTTCTGGAGTCAGATGGTTGGAAAACAATTTCAGCAGCTATTAAATCAGGCGACGCTGCAGGCGTAGCCAAAGCACTACCTATGTACAACAACGGTGGTGTATTAAGCAATCGAAGAGCCCAGGAATTAGAAGAATTCAACAAACCTTACGACGAACCAAAACCAGTACGAACTGAATTAGCAGTTCCTAAACCACCTACACCCGATAGGAGCCGACTGAAAGTACCTCAAAAACAAAGTAGCAATCCGCTACAACAGTTGATGATCAACATGGGCTCTTTCATAAAAAAGTTTTCATTTTAATATTTAGCAACCACCTATGACAGATTTAATTTCCCGTACAGGACGAGTCGAATCCTGGATGAAAGATCCTGCAGGACGCCTACCAGTTTCGTGTACGGTGTTCAATGTAGATAACTCAATGACCGGACCTGAGGGTATTGAGGCTAGCTGGATTTTTGCCAGTCATGCCCTGAGGTATGGCGCAGGTTGTGCTATCCACCTGTCTAAATTAGATCCGAAAGGATTTGTACGTCCTTCGGGAGTGGTAGCTTCAGGCCCTACGTCATTTGGACAGATATATTCTAAACTAAATGAAATTCTACGCAGAGGTGGCCAATTCCGTAATGGTGCGATTGTGCTGCACCTCGATTTACTGCATCCTGATGCTCTTGAGTTTATTACTACACCTAGAGCACAATTACCTTGGGTTAAACGATGCATCAACATTACCACCGGTTGGTGGAAGAAATGCACGTTCAAAGAAGAGCTACTACAAGCGATCAAAGCTGGAGATGTCTGGCTAAACAAAGTACGACGTGATGAAAATGGTAAGAGAATTCGAGGCAATGTATGTCTGGAAGTATATCTACCTAGTCGAGGTACATGCTTACTTAGTCACGTAAATTTGGGCGCATGTGAACTAGAACAGATCCCTCAGGCATTTTTACAGGGGATGACTGAACTATGCGAACTACATGGGGAAACAGGTGTAGGTGATGACGGGCATTATCTCAAACCAGAAGATGACAGACAAGTCGGACTAGGGATGCTTGGTCTAGCCAATCTGCTAAAGCGACTTGGCATTACATACAATGAATTTGCACAAGGTCTAGAAGATTACATTGCAAAGAAAGAGGCAGACACAGATGCTTACGATTTGGCAGCAAAGCTAGATAACGGCATTAAATCAGCAGCCTTTCTGGCACGAACACATAATATGGTACGTGCATTCGCGATTGCCCCTACAGCTTCATGCTCCTACAGGAGTAAAGATAAAGAAGGATTTACCTGTACACCAGAAATCGCACCCCCGATTGCACGTACTGTAGATAGGGATAGTGGAACCTTAGGAGTAGAAACTTATAATTATGGTGAAGTAGAAATTGCTTCAGAGGTAGGCTTTGAAGATTATACCCGTGTAGCAAACGGGATCATGCGCCTACTACAAGAGACGGGACTTGCACATGGTTATTCGTACAATTCATGGAGTGACTGCGTTACTTACAACGAAGAATTTATTGAGCAGTGGTTAGATTCACCCCAGACTTCCCTTTATTATTCCCTTCAAGTGATGGGAGACACTCAAGATAAAACAGATGCCTATGCTGCTTTAGAAGAAGCAGAAGTAGATGATTATCTGGCAGAACTATTTAACGAAACACCTTTAGAACCAGAATGTGATTGTGCAGAATGAACCCTTATCAGAAACTACTAAACAGAAAAAGAAAATGGACACCAGTACAGACGACTGCTGGTACATGCAGGGAAGGTGCTCAGGAGACTCTCCTCCGTGCGCTTGCGTTGCGAAATATGGAACTACCTGTGGGAGATTTTATTGAAGATGCTTTGGCCAATGAAGTACCAGAGTTGGCACGGGAAGTGCTCACTTCCAATGTCACAGATGAAGAGAACCACGACTTGGCACTTGGTTACATTGCCAATGCTTACGGGACTGATCCAACTGCTGAGAAAGAAGCATTGGCGCTCCGAAATGCTTGGACGGCGCATCGAGATCACACGATCCTCAAAGCAATGGTGGCCGAACGTGCAATTTTCTTCGTTCTACTACCCTTCTTTAGGGCTAATGGTGACGCTGCATTTAGAACAGTCAGCGCAGATATAAGTAGAGATGAACAAATTCATGTTGCTACCAATAGCCTTGTTTGTCGGGAGCTGGGGCTTACTGTCAGCCCTAGTCTTGATAAACTCCGCAAGGCAACTATCAATTGGGTAATGCAACCATTAGGTAGCAATGCCAATAAATATTTAGACAAAAAATTCTGGCTAGATTCTAGTGATCGATTGATGTACGAAGGGAAAGCGCCCGAATTGTCATTTACAAAATCAGCAAGAATGCCAGCATTTTTTGAACATAGCAATGTCAACCTCCCAAAATATGCTTGAAAGTGTACTCGGACCAAACCTAGAACAAGTAGTGAAGGAAGTAGATGAATTCTTCCCAGCAGTTAACCCCACACCCTCTTGGACAGAAAACGAGATCTTTTATCGGTCTGGCCAGAGGTCTGTAGTGGAGTGGCTTGTAAACCGTATCTCAAAAGAAGAAGATGTGCTTTAACAGATCAAAACCTCAGGCTCCAAAACCTCCGCAACCAATTGCAGTACCACCTACTCCACCTCCCCCACCACCACCAAAGCCTCTGCAACCACCTAAACCCGTAGATAAAGAAACAAAGCCAAACGTCCAATATGGCTCAAAGAAAAAGCCAACAAAGCCAGGTCAACGAACAGGGGTAAGTTCACTTCGAATCCCTCTAAACGTACCAACAGCTTCAAAGAATGGAGGACTAAATGTCAAGGGCTAATGCAAGAGAGGCATATGACCGTCTCTCAGGTGCCCGTAGTCAGTTTCTAAATACAGCTGTTGAATGCGCAGAGTTGACACTGCCTTATCTAATTACAGACGATACACATACAAGCAACTCTAGGAAAGTACTAAAACAACCTTGGCAATCAACTGGAGCCAAGGCTGTAGTAACCCTAGCAAGTAAATTAATGTTAGCTCTGTTGCCACCACAGACAACATTTTTCAAACTTCAAGTAAGGGAAGATAAGCTAGGCGAAATGGACTCGCCTGAAATCAGAAGTGAACTAGACCTGTCGTTCTCTAAGATCGAACGGACCATCATGGATTTCATTGCTGCTTCTAACGATCGAGTTGTTGTACACCAAGCAATCAAACACTTGATTGTATCTGGTAACTCATTAATCTTTATGGGTAAAGAAGGGCTGAAGAACTTCCCCCTTAATCGTTATGTAGTCAATCGTGATGGAAATGGTAATGTCATTGAGATCGTAACCAAAGAGCTGATTAGCCGTGAACTTCTAAAAGATGTTTTGCAGACTGATGATCCACTAAAGGTCACGGACGGGAAACAAATGTTAGAAGATGATGTAGAAGTATACACCCACGTAAAACTAGAAAAAGAGAAGTGGGTATGGCATCAAGAAGTACAAGATAAAATAATCCCTGGAAGCAGAAGCACAGCACCTAAGAATGCTAATGCTTGGCTACCATTGAGATTCAATTCTGCAGATGGTGAAGATTACGGACGCGGAAGGGTAGAGGAGTTTCTAGGAGATTTCCGATCTTTAAATGCTTTGAGTCAAGCCTTGATCGAAGGCAGCTCCGCAGCAGCAAAAGTAGTATTTCTACTTTCACCGTCAAGTACAACCAAGCCAGCTGCTTTAGCCAAAGCTGGTAATGGAGCTATCATTCAAGGTAGGCCAGAAGATGTAGCAGTTGTTCAAGTTGGTAAAACTGCTGACTTCACAACAGCTGCAAACATGGCACAATCAATTGAACGTAGGATTGGTGAAGCATTCCTTCAACTGAATGTACGACAAAGTGAAAGGACTACAGCTGAAGAAGTACGACTAACGCAACTTGAACTGGAACAGGGATTAGGCGGATTGTTCTCCCTACTAACTGTTGAGTTTCTTGTGCCTTACTTGAATAGAATTCTTTTGGTTCTACAACGTAACGGACAACTACCTAAGATTCCAAAGGAGTATGTACGTCCAGCAATCGTTGCTGGTGTCAATGCTCTTGGACGTGGTCAGGACAGAGAAAGCCTGACAGCATTCATGACCACCATTGCACAAACGTTAGGTCCAGAAGCATTGCTGAAATACATTAACCCCACAGAGGTAGTAAAGCGATTAGCTGCTGCTCAAGGTATTGATGTATTGAACCTAATCAAAACAGAAGAACAACTTGCTGGTGAGAAGCAGCAACTACAACAGGAGCAAACACAACAATCACTAGTAGGCCAAGCAGGACAACTAGCCAAATCACCAATCGTTGAACAAGCAATGATGGGTGAGGAGGGAGAAGAACCACAACCACCAATGTAATATGAGCGAAACACTTACTTACGACAATACACCAGACGCTGAAGTACTGACTGCTGATGAACAAGATTCATTGGCAGTAGGCGAACAGCTAGAAGAACAACAAAACGAACTACTAGCTGGTAAGTACAAAAGTGCAGAAGAGCTTGAAAAGGCTTATGTAGAACTGCAAAAGAAACTAGGTGAAACGGACAACGAAGCGGAGGAGACCGAACCAGAAGAGCCCGAAGAGTCAGAAGAACCTGCTGAGCAATCAGCCGCTGCTGAACTGATTAGTAATGCTTCTGCTGAATATGCAGAGAGCGGTGAACTAACTGCAGAAACAAAGCAGAAGTTTGCTGAGATGAGTAGTCAAGAGCTAGTAGAGGCTTACATTGAAATGCAAGCCAATGCACCAGTAGAGGAGGCCGTACAAGAAGCACCAGAGATTACTGAGAGTGAGATCAATCAGATCAAAAACTCAATCGGTGGTGATCAAGCTTATGGCAGAGTCATGGAGTGGGCTTCACAGAACCTGGAGCAAAACCAGATTGATGCTTATGACAACATCGTTGCTACAGGTAGTGCTGATGCAATCCAAATGATGATTGCTGGCTTGAATGCACAGTACGAAGCAAGTAACGGCTATGAAGGTCGCATGCTGTCTGGTAAAGCAGCTATCCAAAATAGTGATGTATTCCGTAGTCAAGCAGAACTAGTGAGTGCCATGAGTGATCCACGTTATGAAAACGACGCTGCTTATCGAAATGATCTACTTGAGAAACTAGATCGATCAGACCTTAACTTCTAAACACATGGCTAAACAAGGACTATACGCAAACATCCATGCCAAGCGTAAAGCTGGTAAGAAGATGAGGAAGGCCGGAGCACCTGGAGCACCGACTGCAAAGGATTTTAAAAACTCAGCTAAAACAGCTAAGAAAAAGCCAACCAAAAAATACTGATGCTTCTACTAGAAGATGCTGCTAAGTACTACAAAGGTTATCATCACCAACGTGGGGCTTGGCAGTGGTTACAAAAAGAACTAGATGAAAAAACACTAGAAAAATTTGCAGCCAAATACAGAGATACAAAAACTCAAAAGAACCCACTCAACGTAACCTGGCAATCCCAGAACGACAACAGTAGCCAAACCGGTTATAGGGAGTGCTTCTCTTCAAGCATGGCAATGATCGCCATGTACTACGGCAAAGTTAAAAACGATGATGAGTACAATCTACTTCGTGCTATGTATGGTGATACCACCAGTGCTGAAGCACAGCTAGCAACGTTGCGACATCTAGGTTTATTTCCTAGGTTTGTAACTGATGCAAGTGTAGAAGATCTCAAACAAGAAATCGACAACAACAGACCTGTAGGTGTTGGATGGCTACATAAATCACATGTCTCAAATCCGAGTGGAGGTGGGCATTGGAGTGTAGTTGTAGGTTATAACTCAAGAGGAGTTATTATGTCGGATCCAAATGGAGAAGCCGATCTAATAAATGGAGGATATACTCCAAATAAAAATGGGGACAAAATTTTGTACTCATATAAAAACTGGGAACCCAGATGGAGCTTTCCTTCTTACACAGATGGTTGGTGCATGATCGTAAAACCAGATTAAAACAATGATTAGATGGAGCCTTATATTTGTAGTTTGGATATTAATCTTTATCCAAGCTAAACATGTGTGTTACTTGTACACACAACAAGCGGCCCCCTCAGAGGCCAAATAATATCTGATTTTTCCTTGTACACTCCCAAGGATTGGTTACGGATCTAGGACTGGAAAAACCTAGAGCCAACACCTTGCACACGTCAGTTCACCCATTTATTTATGCAACAATATGAATTAGTAGTAAATGATTCTTGGATTCGTTTAGTACATAGTGCAGTATCTAATTCTTTAGAAACCTGGCCTGGAGGCGACCCTTCAGAGCAAGTAGCACTTATGACATTAAAAACTGACCTAGATAGATTAATGCTAGAAGTATCGTTTAACGAAGCAATGGGCACATGATATGTGCAAAGTGAGATAGATCTAACAGAGAGGTGCAATTCCTCTCTTCACTATTGGCATTGGCCCCTTACGAGGGATACCCTTTGCCGTCTAGACGGTGGGAATAGACCACAAAAACTGAACGTTCGGAATGGCAATACAAACACTTTTTATTTTTAATTTAAATGGCACAACAATCTTCGGTTAATCCCGCTCAGCTAACTCAACTAGGCCAGTCTAATCTGGCTGGTGATAAGCGAGCTTTGTATCTTAAACTCTTCTCAGGAGAGATGTTTAAAGGCTTCCAGCATAACACGATCGCACGTGATTTGGTGATGAAGCGTACACTTAAGAACGGCAAATCATTGCAGTTCATCTACACTGGACGCATGAGTTCAGAATTCCATACGCCTGGAAATAGCATCTTGGGTAACACCGATGGCGCACCTCCAGTAGCTGAGAAAACAATCACCTGTGATGATTTGTTAATTAGTTCAGCGTTTGTTTATGAATTAGACGAGACACTTGCGCATTATGAATTGCGTGGAGAAATCTCTAAAAAGATCGGTTATGCACTTGCAGAAAAGTATGATCGCTTGATCTTCCGTGCAGTTGCACGTGGAGCACGTCAGGCATCCCCTGTAAGCGCAACGAACTTCGTTGAGCCCGGTGGTACTCAGATCCGTGTCGGCTCTACTGCAAACGATTCTGATGCGTTTAACGCTGACAATCTGATTGCAGCCTTCTACGACGCAGCTGCTGCTATGGACGAGAAAGGTGTTTCAACTGATGGCCGCTGCGCCGTGTTGAACCCACGTCAGTACTACGAATTGATCCAAGCTGTTGGTTCCAACGGTCTGGTCAATCGTGACGCTCAAGGTTCCGCACTGCAAAGTGGTAACGGCATCATCGAGATCGCTGGTATCCACATCTACAAGTCAATGAACATCCCGTTCCTTGGCAAGTACGGTACTAAGTACGGCGGCACTACAGGCCAAGTATCTCCTGGTAACACTGGAGATTTCGTTGGACCTACCATGGAAGATGCCTCTGGCGCTTCTACAGGCATCAACAATGACTACGGCACAGCTACCGAATTCGGCAGCAAGTCCTGTGGCCTTATCTTTCAAAAAGAAGCAGCTGGTGTTGTCGAGGCAATCGGACCTCAAGTGCAAGTAACCAGCGGTGACGTAAGTGTCATCTATCAGGGTAAATAACATTGCCCCTCTAATTGGCAACAGTTAGATAAACATCGGATGAATTCAGGGAAACCTAAGGCGAAAGCTATGGCAATCCTGAGCTAAGCCTCTCAAGCGTGAGAGGAAAGTGCATCGACTAGGTGGTGTGACACGCTTGTCACGTAATACACCGATAGCGTCCGACAACCTTAAAGGTTGAAGATATAGTCAGTGCCATCAGAAATGATGGAATAACACGGATGTCCTCCTGGGCCGCATGGCTCTGGGTGCTGACTACTTGAACCCTGCTGCAGCTGTTGAGCTGTACGTTGGTGCAACTGCACCTTCTTCCTTCTGATAATAAATATCAAACTTTAAGGGGTCTCTACGGAGGCCCTTTTTTTTTATCCAATCATATCGGTCTCCCATGACAACGATTACACTCGATACCGAACTATCCGCAGTTAACTCAATTCTGGCGAGTATCGGTCAAGCACCAGTAGCAAGTTTAGACTTTACAAATCCAGAAATCGCAATCATTCATGGACTACTCCGAGAAGTAAACATTGATGTACAAAGCGAAGGATGGTCATTCAACACTGAGGAGCACGTAAAATACATACCGGACTCAAACGGACACTTCGTCATACCGATAAATGTGATTAGGTATGATGTAACAGATGGACAATCAAATAGAAACACAGATGTAGTAACAAGAAACGGTAAGCTGTATGACAAGGTAAAACATACATACATCTTTGAAGGAGAATTATACCTCGACTTAGTGACTCTATATGAGTTTAACGATCTCCCAGCAGTATTTAAAAGATACATCATTCATAGGGCAGCAGGAAGAGCAGCAACTCAACTAGTTGTAAATCCAGAAGTTGTACAACTGCTAGCAAGTCAAGAAGCTCAAGCTAGAGCATCCTGCATTGATTTCGAATGTGATCAAGGTGACCACTCATTTATGGGATGGGAAGCAGGAAGCACATATCACGCATTTCAACCAAGTAACGCACTACGTCGCTAATGCCAAGTATTTCTCAAAAAATAAGCAGCTACATCCAGGGCATTTCTCATCAGCCAGATGACATGATGACACCTGGACAGGTAAGAGATTTAGAAAATGGTCTACCAGATGTAACAACCGGTTTGATAAAAAGGAATGGTACAACCTTTATTACAAGCTTGGACTTCATTGACGAAGTTAGTTCAGCATTAAAACATGGAAACCAAGGTAACTGGTTTTCATATTATAGAGACAAGAATGAGGGAGGATACATTGGTGTAATCGAAGATAACGGACAAATAGCTTTATGGGATCTACAGGGAAACAGGCAAACAGTATATAATTTTGACATCTCAGGTTGGAATACAATAGACGGAAACCTGTTGACAACTAGACAGTATCTAACAAATGATGGGAATAGTACTGCAGAAGATCTGAAATTCACAACGATCAATGATTACACATTCGTCACCAATCCAAAAGTTACAGTCAAAGTAGACACAGGCTTAAATCTTGGGTCTAATATGCCTTGGAAACCGACGTACTATTGGACAGATACTGGGTTATGGGCATACGGGAGTCAGCATGACTATGTGAATAGAAGAAGTCACCCCTCTATGCCTGTAGACCCAGAAGCCTACAGGAACATAACAAAGAATGAATTCCCAAACAAAAAGTTTGTACAAATCAAACAGCTCAAACAGGGAGCAGAATATGGGTTAAGGATACTACCAACACCAAATGATAGTCCCAACATTTGGGGTGATCAGAAGGTGTATTATGTTGGAAGAACAAACACAGCTACAAGAGTCAGTGTAGAAGTAATTGATGCTGGAAATGACGATGGCGATTGTCCGACTGTAGGGACTGGTATTTATAGATTCGATTCAATTGCAGGATCTGGTGTTCCAAGTAAAGAGGAGCCTATCTATGTGAGGATCACTCAAACAGGTCAATCACATATTAATCCCCTATCTACAGACATTGACAGTGGAGCAGATTATAAATGCACATACAATTTCAACCATGAATTACTGTATGGTGGTAGGGGATGGAACTTTGGAGAACAAACACACACACTATTTGGACCAGCATCAGTAGGAAGTAGTGACCAAGCGGAGTTCAGACTTAAGATTGAAGAGACAACATCCGATGAAAAACACACTACAGATTGGGGTGGAGAATACGACCTATTTGTAAAAGCACCTCCTGTTTCATTTGAAGCCAGTACACCAGTTAGTGCCAGAGCTATCTATCAACACCTAAAATATAAGCTAGAAGATAGAGGATTTAGCTGTGACCTACAAAGCAACGGGTTAGTAGTTTGGACTTTGAATGAGGAACCTTTTGATCTAACATCAATTGACGAATCATTGATGACTGTTTCAGGAACCAATATCAGTAACATCACAGAGTTGCCAAGAGAAGGTCCATCAGAATTTCCAGACTGGTTTGTAAAAGTTTCTAATGCGTCAGAAAGAGAAACTGATGATTATTACCTTAGATGGGATAACACAGAAAAACCAGGCCGATGGGTTGAAACACTTGGGGATGATATATCCTTTAGATTGGACCCATTCACCATGCCCCATGTCCTGTGGAGGCAAGCTAACGGCACATTTGTGTTTGATCAGTACCGTGGTGAAAGAAAAGGGCCACACAAAGATGAATACATCGGTAGCTCGGCTGTAAGTGATCTAACGTGGAGTTATGACTATCACAGAGGACAGTCTGGATGGGAACATAGAAAGGTAGGTGATAATGTCACGAACCCATTCCCAAGTTTTGTTGGCAAGAAAATTACCAACACATTCTTTCATAGAAATAGACTTGGATTTCTACATGATGGAAGCGTATCATTAAGCGAAGCTAATACAATCGGTAACTTCTTTAATACTAGTGCGCTGACAACCACTGCGAATGATCCGATTAATCTTGATGCAGGAAGTACTGAACCAACAACATTCATTAGCTCAATAGAAACAAATACAGGGCTAGTGGTATTTGGCGAATCAGAGCAATACCTATTGCATACAGATAGTGATTCACTAACAAATGAGACAGCTAAACTATCTAACATATCAACATATAATTACAGCCCAGCAACTGAGCCTCTTCCTTTAGGAACAACAATCTCGTTTGTTGATTCAACAGGAACCAACGGAAGGTTCTTTGAGATGTTTGACATCAAACGAGAAGGAGAACCAAGCATCATTGAACAAAGCAAGATTGTTCAAGATCTCATTCCAAGCGATATTGATATCACAGCAAACAGTAGAGAAGCTAGCACTGTATTTTTATCTAAGGCTGGACAACAATATGTCTGGGGTTATAGATACTATAATCAAGGTCAAAAAAGGATTCAGTCGTCATGGTTTAAATGGAAGATGGCCTTCAACGTAAGGTATATGACTGTCATCGAAGGTTTGCTGTACTTTGTTTCCACAAAAGGGAAACTGTATTCAATGAATCTAGATACAAATGGGTATTCAATTACTGGAGGAGCCAATAATCCTTGGGGTCAACCAGGGACGCTTAATGTACATCTAGATTGTTCTGAAACTCATGACTTATCAGGCGTGAACTACGGAACAGATACAACCACTGTGTACCCAAAGATGCATCTATTCTCAACGTTTGGTCCAAACACGGAAGATGTTGGTGGAGAGCCGTATGCAATTGGTGCAGACGGAGTAATCGTCCAGGGTACAAATAACTTAGTAACTGATGTTTCATGGACATTCCCTGGAATACTGCAAAAACCAGTTACAACAGGATATGCATATGATCTAAAAGTCAAGTTCCCTAAGATCTTTTTAAAAAAACAAGAAGGAGAAGCATTTGTATCTGATGTGACTGCTTCACTAACAGTTCAAAGAGTGAAGCTACACTTTGGGCCAATTGGACATACCAGTGTTGATATCAGCAGACAAGGCAAACCAAACTACACGATAGAAAATAACGTGACATTTGCTGATTGGATTGAGTCAGACGGTACGCCAGTAGTTACTGAAAGAGTAGTAGAAACTCCGATCTATGAAAAGAATACTAATTTTGAGATCGAACTTAAGTCAACCTATCCTGGCCCAGCATCATTACACTCAATGACTTGGGAAGGAGAATATTCAAGTAAACACCACAAGCGTGTCTAAATTTATACACAAGATAACGATGCAGGCTGCTTATGAAGTGGCCTGTAATTTACTACCAGAAGATCGTAAAGAGGTTGAGGAAGGTCATGGACATGATCCTAAAATCAGCCTGCCAATGGGTGCTAAGTACGGAGACTCCGTTTACTTCACAGTACCTAACGGTGAGCTTGCTGGATGCGCAGGAGTGAGTCCTGAAGGAGCTATATGGATGCTTTGCACACCTTCAATACATAAGTATCCGATTACTTTTGCAAGAGAGGCAAAACGATATGTTGAAAGTAGGCCAGAGAAGTTACTTTGGAATATAGTTGACAAACGAAACAAAACACATCTAAAGCTTTTAAAATATCTAGGTTTTAAATTCCTGAGAGAATTGCAATATGGACCTAACAATCTGACCTTTATAGAATTTTGCCGTGTGCGAACCAATTAGCCTAGGATTAATGAGTGCCGGTACTGGAGTACTTGGAGCAGTAGGAGCCAATGAAGCTGCTAACGCACAAGTAGATGCACAGAACCAGCAAATAGCTACAAACTACAAACAAAAACAAGAACAAACACGCCTAGCCAACCTTCAAGGATTATCAAACTACAACAATGAAAAGGCGACAGTCAGTCATCAAATGGATGAGGCTGGATTGGCCGCTACAAGGGCTCTGAATGCAGAAGAGCTGCGAATGGATGATCTAATCAGAGAAACAAGATTAGCCCAACAGGAGAACTACATACAGACCGCAGAAGCTGCAGAAGCAAATGAAGGTGGAAGAGCAAGAGGATTTGACACAAACAGGCTCAAGAAGTCTGGAAGAGCTGAGTCACTGATGCTTTCAAATCTACGCCGACAAAAAATTGCTAGTTCTATGCGAGTAAAAGATGCGTATAGAAACGCTGGTCAAGAGCAACGTAATTTGTACGCGAAAGTTGCTGCACCATTCATCCCAACAACATTAGGTCTACCAAAACCAAGGTTCCAAGCTAAACCTTCTGCTACCTCAATGATGGGGAATATCGTACAAGCTGGGATTGGTGGATATCAAACATATAAAGATCTAAAAGCACCTAACCCATTTGTTTAAAATTAATTAAATGACAAACTCATACCAAGGTATTAGTGATGGAAGAACACGCACCGGTCGAAGGGAAACACCTGACTACGCAGCTAGTGCTAGACGAAGCGATCAACTACAGCAACAAAGTCTAGCTAACTACTTCAGTGCGCTGAATCTAAATGCAGATACCGCCGTTAAAGATGCACAGAACAGCAGAAGCACTCTGAAGCAGTTAGGAGAACTATCCAAAACCCTGTCAGATGGATTAGTTGAACGCCAAAAAGGTATCAACGAAAATGAAATGCTTCGTGGTATCAACGATGCATATATGAACGGTGTAAGGGCCACAGACGCTGCTGAGGCAGAACAGACTGAACTAGCTAACAAGGAAAGTGAAACTTTAGATAGGGCGGTGATGTCAAAGGTCGATGGCTTTACTGGAGAACGTATCAGGAAAAATAGCACTTGGTATGAATATGGCCTACATGTTGGCAAGATTCAAAATGGAGGAAGAGATTACGAAGGGTATATGGCTTCTGCAGCTTCTGCAGGGCCTATAAGCATAAACGGCACTTTAATTTCACCAGACACAACAGACCATGGACAGAGAAATGCATGGGTCGCATACCATCGCTCTAGGTTTCTTGCTCAATTTAGTCAGTACAAACCAGGCCTACTAGCAAAGCATTTGTTTCCAGAAATGCAGAAAACAGATGCCAGGCTTGCAACACGATGGAGTACGAAAGCAACCAGCGGTATTAAAGAAGAAAGAAAAGCGGCTGCCGAACAAAGAATGTTTGCTGCTATTAAAACAAATACTGCTGGCGAAACTTTCATGTCAATCCTAGACAACAAGGATTTGTCTAGAAGTGAAATGAAAACTTTCCTTAAAGAAATTGGAGAAAGTGAGCAGTACACTATGACTGATCTAGAAAAACTAGGAGCATATAAATTTATACATAGAGGGACAAAGAAGCTAACGCGCATTGACGATCCAGTTTATGGATACGGAAGAGAGCTAGGAGTTGCGAAGCTAGCCTTAGTGAAGAAAAGAAACGCAGAGTTTAACAGAAGGCAAGAAGATAAAAAAATATTTGCAGAAACTTTAGTACAAGAAAGTATGAAAGAACTGCTAAATGATCCAGATGGATTTACAGCAGCCAATGTAGAGAAGTTTCAAAAGGCACTTGAAGAGCAAGGCCTACCTAGAGATCAAAGGCTAACAAGGCTGGCCACTGCAGAGAGTATCGGCGCAAAGCAGCTAGCTCAAATGAAAGACGAAGCAGCACGCCTGATTCAAGGTGGACTAATAACTAGAGACGAACTACGTGAAAGGTATCCCTATGCTGTTTATTCATCGCTTCAGAGTCTATTAGAGTCAGATGAAAGCAAAAAGGCGAGTGCGTTAGTTCAATCTCAAATCGAAGGGATTGAGAAATTAGTCAAAAAAAGGATGAACTTTGTACCACTTCAAGCAAACAGCCATTTAATTGGTTTTACGGTATACAGGCTAACAGACGATTTCAACACACTTGTTAATCAAGGCGTTGACCCAACGGAAGCTTTCGCGTTAATCAAAGAAAGATTTCAGACAGAAGTAGAAAACAAAGCAGGTGCGACTGGAAGTTTGACAGAACGAATGGAGAAGAAATGGTTGCAAGAATTTCCACGACAAGGCAGAGAAGAACTTGAATCTATTCAGCAGAGATACACTAACGCGAAGCAAGAAATCTCCAAAAACAGAAGCACGGCCTTAGATAGTGCTGGAGTATTTTATAATAGTGAGCAGCTGAAAGCAGCTGTAAAAGGAATTGGTAATAAGGAGTGGAGACCAGACCCTATCGGCAGACTGTTAGCTAAGGAGTACAACATGACTCCAATTAGCGTATACAACAACCAAATTAAACTTCACAACAAAGCAAATCCTGACGATAAAATCGAAGAGATTAAGCTTCCAGAAATGGAAAAGGTGATACAACAACTAACGCCAGAACAGACAAAAGCCATTACAAAGTTCGGTGCTTCGATGAAAGGATTAGAACGGTCATTCCTTAACCCGGATCAATTACCAGTCCGTACAAACATGACTACTTCTTCGAAAGGGTCAGCTTTAGATGCATTCAGCAAACAAGTATCTTCAATAACATTTGACAGTGGACAGCCTGGAATTGATGTTTTCTTTGAAGATCATAATTTTCCGGCAGTATTACCTGGCAAAGTGAAAGATATAGGGTATCAAGTAAATCCCAATGGATCGGGTTATGGTCATTACTTAGTTATTGAATCTATTGACCCCAGTACTGGAGCACCTGTCGATGTTTTATATGGACATCTTCCAACTAAGCCTATTCAATCAATAGGACAAAACATTAAGTTGGGTGAAATAATTGGCAAGCAAGGGGGTACTGGTAGCGTTCAAAGTTATGACGGTACTATTGCATCAATTGATTTCTTAGCACCTGCTCCTCCTGGAAGTGGATCAATGACAGCGTACTCAAATTATCGACAACTTAGACAAACTATAGCATCCCAACTAAAAGGGTAACTAAATCAAATGTATAGCAATCCAACTAATGAGATTTTAAATGGTAAGCCAGATCTTGAGGATGACGGAGTAAACAGCTTTGAAGAACCTGCAAAGGTATTAGATCAGTACATAACTCCAGAGGAATCAAGTGAAGTAGAATCTCCATCAGAGGGTGAACAGACTTCTAAGGAAGTAAGTTCCGACACGCAACAGACTACAGAACAGCCAAAAGAGGAGAAACCTCAAGGAAATTTATTTGAATGGCCTGATTGGCTAGACCCTAATAACGCTCCTCTGGATTTAGAAATAGAAGCTTCAGCATTAGCAGGAGTAGCAGATACAGCAATTGGTGGTGTGAACTGGATTGCAGACAAGTTCGGAATACCAAAAATCCCTACGCTAACAAGATATCAAGAGCAAGAATTACAAGCAATTAGAGATATAAGCGCACAAGTACTTCCGACAATGGCGCTGGGAGGAGCTTTATCATGGGCTGGCAAAGGTCTACAAGGCCTAAATGTTGCCAACAAAACCAACAAAATAAGCAGAGTATTAGCAAAACTAGGAAACGATTCTGCTGTCAAGTTTATTTCTAACGCTGGTATAACCACAGGCTCAGGCCTAATGGTCGATACTGTGGCCCCATCACTAGAACTTGATCATAATAGTTTAGGTGCACTAAAAGATACTTGGCCTGAAACATATTCGTTTATTCCAGATAGCTGGGCAACATTAGAGTCTGATACACCAGAAGTAAAAAGAGAAAAAAACAAAAGGGAGGCAGCTGTTCTCGGTTTCGGGCTAGATCTATTTGCATCAGCAGCCAAGCTTAGAATAGCTAAAAAGAGTATCCCATTTTATGTGCCAGAAAACGAAATGGCAAAAGCAGCAGCGGAGAGGCTAAACAAAACCCTGGATGACATTAAAACACCAGAGGATGTACTGCTACACGAAGCTGCGAAAAGAGAACAAGCATTAGACTTGCTTGGTGAGTACAATCTAAAAAAAGCTAAAGAAGAAGGAATTACCGAACCTTTACTTGGCTATCACGACTCATTCACAGCAACTGAAAGTGGCCTAAGAACAGTTGATGACGGTGGTATCGTTTCAGCAAGCGTAGACCTGTTGAAAACAACTAAAAATATTGACTCTTACAACGGAAGAGTTGCAAGTGTTTTACCAGATGCAGTTTTAAAAGAAGCATTAGGATACCCTAAAGGAGTACGAAAAGTTGTACTTGAAGAAGCAGATAAATTAAGAAATGCTGGCAGGTATGGAGTAAATACATCACAGGGGTACAAACCATTTAGTGAAATTGAAGCAGCAGCTGAACCAATCACAGCAGATCTGCTAAGGATGTCAGTAGATGAGATGAAGGAGTACTTCAAACCAATCCGAAATGCCGATGGTTCAGTAAGCTCTAAGTCATTAACTTATACCGATGATAATAACGCTACTGGAGCATTGCTACTACGGGACGAACCAGGAGCATATGTAGCCAGTGTAAAAGCCCTTAATCAATACATAGGTGAATTTGCTAGCTGGGATGAAGCAAAAGCTGTTACATACCTTTCTACTTCACTTGGTGGGCAGATCTCTGATATGGCATGGACAGCTAGGCAGATGACCGGTTCTGATGCGTTAGAGCATATCCACGAAATGATCATTGATCGTATGTCATTCCTTATGACCATGATTGGTCAAACAAGATATGTAGCAGGCCGAACTCTAAACTTAAAAAATATATTTAAGAGACTGAGTAAAGGTGACGCATCTTTTCTAAAAGGGGCTAAACACGAAAGGAATGAGACATTAAAAGGCTTGCAGCGGATACAGGACGAAACAAAGAACTCGATGCAAACTCTCAGAAACATCAACAAAGAAAGGCCTGAGTTATTAGGACCATTCATGTTGGCTCATGAAATAAGTGATGGTGACATAACAACCATTACGAAGATGAATGAGATGTATAAGCATCTGACTAGAACGGCTTCTAGCGCAGTTGTAGACCTTAATCCAGACATGCCAAGTCTGATTAATCAAGGTATATGGGGAAATATCTATAATTCTACTTTTAGCCTTGGCACTCCATTAGCAGCTGGAATTGAGAACGCAGTAACACTGATTGAAAAGCCGGTAGCTCTGCTTGCAGGAGCAGCTGCACATTTACCATCTTCATCAATTAGAGGCACCTCTGAAGCCCCAGTAAAGGCAATACGAAGAGGCTGGGTTCAGTATACAAAGTTGCAGGACACAATGGACAAAGCTGCTAGGCACATGTCCAAAGTATTTAAGATGGCTTCAACTGACCCATCATCCGTCGAGTACATCATGCGAGACGATATTTCTCGAATGAGTGAAGATAGAATGGCCTTTGTTAGAAGTTTTGCAAATGCACAGGAGGAAATAGGTGAATATGGAGCTTCACATGTAGCTGATGTAATTGAAACTTTGCGTGGTTTAGAGACCCATCCAGTTCTAAGAGTTGCAGCTAATGGCTTAACTGCATCAGACGGCTTTTCAAGGGCAGCATTAGCAAACTTAGAGGCTTATGCACATGCCTACGATGAGATTAACATCTCAGGAGGGAAACTTAATCCAGACATGCTGGAAACTATTGCAGACCAAGCCTATAAAAAGATGTTCAACAAGAAAGGGTTTTTGAAAAACGATCAGATTGAATTTCAAGCCAGAGAGTTGACAATGCAAACTAATAATGTTGCGATTAGAGCAGTAAATCCAGTCCTGTCTGTTGTACCGGCATTAAGAATCGGCTCAATGTTTCCACGTACAGGCTTTAGCATACTCCAATATTTTGGAAGCCACAGTCCTGTAGGTTTATTCGTAGAAACATTCAATAAGTTTCCAAAACCATTTCATGAAATGCCATTTGAAAAGGTGAAAAAATTGTTGGAAGAAAGAGGTATTAAGCCTACTCAACATATCGAGGCTCAATACAACGAAATCTACTATGAACTTAAAGGGCGAAAAGTGATTGGTGGGCTTCTTACAGGTTTAGGGCTAACAGCTGCAATGCATGACAGATGTAGAGGGTATGGTCACTACGATAAAGGTGTTCAAAAAACAAGGACAGATAACAACTGGAAACCGTTGACTTGCAAAAACCCTTTTGGTGGATATACCTCATACAATGGCTATGGGCCTATTACTGATTTTATTGCTTTAACTACAACAATCTACGACAATGCAGACCTCCTAGAAGAACATACTCTGCAAAATTTAACTGAAAAATTACAGTACGTTGTTAGTGCAGCCATAATCAACAAAACGACACTTAGAGATATGGCAGGTATGATTGATGCCCTTACGGGTAATGTCGCGGAACTGACAAAGTTAGGCACAGAGTTTAGTAACAAATTTGTCCCACTAAGTGGTGACCGTAAAAGGTTTGCTGAAATTATGGACAATGGCATTAAAAATGTAAAGCAAGAGTTTGACGATATCCTTGCCAAGAGAAATCCAGGATTAAGGGAAACACTGCCAGATGCTTATAACTATATGACCGGCAAGAAAAAAACAAAAGGCCCCGCTGGAACTAAACCTCTAGATTGGTTAGGAAGAGTTATTCACGCATATACAGGATTCAGAAGCTTTGACGCACCTACAGAACACCAACAGTATCTTATTGACATTGAGTACGACGGCAGGGCAATTGTAAGTACTGATGTAAATGGAATTGAATATCCAAAAGATATGCAGTCTGCCATTTTCAAAAAGATGGGTGAACTTGGAACTTGGGATGAAGCAGTAGAGGAAATGATGAAGGCTATTTCTGCAGATGAGCTTAGAGCAACCTACAGACGTGAACAAAAAGAAAACGTTGCTCCACAAGATAAAAATGCAATGTTAGCTGTGACATACAGACTTGACAAACATCTAAGGGCTGCTGTTGATGAAGCAGAATACGCTTTATATGGTGACAATAACCCGCTCCTTCAACAAGCATATGATGAAAAAACAGAAAAAGTACGTCAACAGGGTCAATACGTGAAAGGCTCTTCAATGTACACTTTAGATAAAATCAGAGAGGAAAAGAAGAGGAAGGAACTAAAAAAAGGAATTAGAAAATGAGTGCATTTAACATCTATAATGGCAATGGAGTTCAAACACAATTCCCGATAACATTTGATTACTTTGATGATGATGACATTGAAGTATGGCTATGGAATGAAACGCTCAGAAAATGGCAATTATGCACTGAGGGAGTTAATTACAACATTGTCGGCAACAACGTTGAATTTTTAAGTACAACAGTTGGATTAGGCGGTGGACTAGGCCCTAGCCCAACTCCAGATCCAACTCCAGATCCAACTCCAGATCCAACACCGAGTCCAACACCGGACCCAACACCTGATCCAT